ACGACCGAATACTCCTGGTAGCTTACTCATTGTAGCCAGCCAGATTCTATTAACTAGATCATTAGCTGCAAACCATGGAGGCTTGTTCGATTTAGGCTTTGTAGCATAGCCCTTGACTTCAACAATAGGCTGAGCTATCGGCATTCCAGCCATAGGTGTACCACCGACAACTGTCACGGTAATAAAGTTCGAGAGACCATCCTCGTTCAATGGCCAACTGTCTTCCGAAGGGGTCTGCGTAGCAACCATGTTAGAAGCAAAATTTCCGAACTGCGCTGGAATACTCGCAATCCAAGCCATGGCGACTAGCTCCGTAGTCGGGTGCGGAGCCATCAATACTTCCGACCGCGTAGAGCCATCCAAGCTTCCAAGGTCTGCGGTCGACCTAGACGCTGAACACCTGGAGCCACCAGAGGAGGAGTACCCTCGACGTCTGCTGGCGTACGATATTTGTACAGGGCGGGTCGCAAGAAGGGCTGAGCATCAACTAGCTCAGGACCCGTGACACCTGTAAAGCGATGGAATACACGGTGTCCGAATTCAACATCGGTCGAATAGTCTGCGGTAGAGTAGATGATAACCGAAGCACCATCTGCATAGTACTCAATACCTGCAGCGAGAGCACCTGAACGTTTAGGAGCATAACGAACCGCGTCCGCAGCAATCAACGGACCAATAGTCGACACGAGAAATTCCCCCGCGTCTGCTTCAATATGCCCGATCGCATCGGGGTCTATGTAGACCTTCAACAGCCACGCCCTCTACGGTTGCGGCACGATCGAACCCCTGGTGTCTACCACCGTTAAGTTCTTTCGCTCTCATCTATATGATATAATAGGGTCACCTAGGAAAGCTATAGCCCCCCACTAAATACTTAACGATACTAATCAGCTTTAGTGAGGGGCTACTAGCCCGTCTACTACTGCAGTCCTGCGATCAAAGCCCAAGTACCGATCGCGGAATTAACCGTAGTCCAGTAACCGTATCTCTGATAGATTTGTGCAGCCTGTTTAGAGCTCGCTGGACTGTAGTTTGTCATGACTGGATCGCTAGCATTACGAACACTCATGAACGCAACGTTAGCCTCCTTCGCACTCACAGCTACGGCAGCATCATCCATCTCGACCGCACGTATCTCTGGAGCATACGCACGTAGTCCGAAATGATCGACGTCTGTATCGTACGCGAAGAAGTCAGTCGATACAGTGTCTCCGTACCAGACATGAGGCGCCCCAGATCCTGCGGGAAGATGACTTCCAGCAGGAGTAAGCGAATGCAGTCGGGCTAGAGCACTGCTCTGCATCTCCTGCAGCGCTGCACATGTCCAGCTCTGCTGAGACCAGGGATGACCCTTCAACTTCGTCGTGAAGTCAGACTTGACATTCACGGCAATATTAATGTCTCCCAGTAGTGTACCGCTCCCAGCACCTCCTGCTGTTCCTGTAGTAATGACTAGCTGAGGGTGTATCTCTGCGATCAGCTGCTTGACCAGCTGCGCTGTAGGTAGTGACGGACCATCGGTCGCTGGATGAAGATCAGACTTGAAACAGGTAACTCGTTGCTTACCGATAGTTACCTGTGCCCACGATCCTAGTCGTCCCTCAGATCTAGCGGGCGAACGACCTGTAAGCTGGCTCTCGAACGCAGCGAAGTTGGTCTCGTAATAGATCCAGTCCGTTGACTGTATCCCTGGAGTCAGGACGTCAGCCAAGGCTCGCGCCTCAGCGGCTGTCCAAGTAATAACGAGTACATCAGAGTCAGGAATCTCCTCTGTACCCTTGGGAGCGCTAATGCCGCTCGGTGCTAGTCCTGATGGCCAAGGGATAGACAGTGACTCCTGCCTCCCAGGGTCGTACATGACTCGTGCGAGATAGGCATTCGCATGATCTTCTTCAGGAACGCCTACGAACGAGATCCAGATCCCGTATAGCTGATCGAAGATCCAGTTGAAGAGGACCTTGGGATTCAATCAGATCACCAGCTGCTTGTAGTCCACGTAGTGGCCTAGAAGATCCAGAGTCGATGCGTGGATCAGGTAGTCACCCTGAAGACCGAACTGCTCGCTCCAGGAGTTACGGATCTTGATGACCGTCTTCTCCAGGTCGATCGCACCCACCTTCGTCTGAGCTAGCTGTACGATCGCGCGTTGGGTTGTCTCGTGACCTCCAGCGACACCTGACTGGATCGCAGCCTTGAGAGCCTCGACCGAACCATCTCCGTCGACGAAGCCATCAGAGTCCGGAGACATCCACGCGTTGAACCACGGAGCGCCCTGCATCACCGTGCCCTTCTGGAGCGCTAGCAGAGCACCCTGGATGTTCGTCGGAACGATAAAGTTCTTAGCCAGACCTTGCTTAACCAGCATCTGGCAGCAAGACTCACCATCCGAGCCGCAGTCCGTCGGAGGCCACTCAGTCGACGGATTATTCGTCTGGTCCGTGTCTACATGGTAGAACACGATGGCCCACTTCTCGTTAACCACTGCCGAGTTAGAGGCAGAGCTGGGAGCCATGCGCCAGACCTTGCCTCCGAAGCCAACTTCGAGTGACTCGAGATCCTTACCCGCTGCGACTGACATCTGCGCAGTATGTGCGGTTGAGGACTGTGCTGTACAGGAGCCGAGAGCATCGACCGCCACTGCTCGCGGGATGAACTGTGAGACTTCGATATCCTGCTTGAACAGATCTTCCTGGTCGAGCACCGGAATCGGGATGTCCCAGTTGACCTCCTTGAGCTGCTCCGTCGAGTGAAAGAGCGTACGCTCCGGGTCCAGCTTCGGGATACGATGGTTCCGACCGAACTTGGTCTTGGTCGCGCCTTCATACATGATTGATCCGCCTTTCGAGATTGGACTACAGAATGGTGCCGAAAGCCTGCTGGATTAGCCAGGCTCCGAACAGGATCCCGACGCCTACACCTAGCGCGACGCCTATAGCAGTGACGATGATGCTGCCGATAGTATCGCCATTCATGATTTCCTCCTAGTTGGGATTTCCATACAGCTTGGTACAAGGTTGTGCTGGTTCACGTGCCGCGATGTACGCTTCGAAGCTCTGCACAGTCTTAACGTCCGCAGGATTGTCTGTCCAGTTCGCGATGATAATATCGTCGAGGCCCTGCTGGACATTCGCAGGAAGATCTAGGGCCGTAATCATGGCCTCTACAGACTCACGAGTCTTCGCCGTTTGTGGATTCTGAATTAGGATGGTCAGGAATGCATCCCAGACTCTCACGTTGGTAGCGCGCGCTTCATTGCCTGCTAGACAACTAGACAGTGCGGACTCGCGATTGACCTCGGCGATCTGTCTCGTTACGCTATTAGCCTGCACCGCCTGATTCGTATACCAGATATTGACACCGATCGGCGTGCCGATAGCCACTATGAGCAATACGACAGCAAGACTTATCCACCACCGTAGCGGATGCAGATTTCTGATAACCATGCACTCCTCACCGCTTTGATCGGTCTTCGAGAATTCTGATTCGAGTTTCATGTCCATTCAGCTGACTCATGACCCTGCTCATCTTGTCACTGAGTTCTTTAGTTGCTGTCGTATTCTCTTCCGTAGCAGATACCTGCTTGAAGATCGCGCGTGCTATGATCACAATCGCGCCTAGGAACGAAACTCCGCCACCTAGTGCGGATAGGATCAGTACAGCATTCATCCCGCCTCCTCAAGCCGGTTCAATAGTAGTTACGCGCTTCAAGGTCAGTATCAGGTCTGGTGTTGCGCCTGCATTACCCAGAGCCGTTACCTGATATACTTCATAGACCAGGTTAGTGAACTCATCGAGGATCTGATCCGTATTACGTATATCGGTGCCTGATGGAAGAGCACAAGCTGCTAGTCGCATCGTGCTCGGCTCTGCATTCGAAGGCTCATAGATAGTACTACCGAGCACAATCGGCCGCAAAGGACTCATGGTCGGATAACTGATGAACGCTATCAGGCCAGTAACGATCGGTTGCATGTCGTCGACTATGTCGCCGAGACTGCTAGTCGTTGTTCCTCGTAGAATTGATACGGTTGTGTTGGCTAGCGCATACATACTGGTGCCTCTTGTCTCTCGAGAGGACTTGTTATATAATTGTTATATGAAATATACTCACGAGATGCTCGTGATGAACGAGTCTGATATTCGCCGTTACTATTCGTTCGTGAAGATCGATCAAGAAACGGGATGCTATAATTGGACCGGGAATGCCACAAGTCTTGGCTACGGTACCCTATCGAAGATCGTTGGCCGATCTGATAACGGACTCTACTCCGTGTCGCGAGACATTGAAGCCTATCGACTAGCTTATCACACCTTCGTAGGTGATATTCCGGAAGGTCTAGAACTAGCACACTACAAGCCTGACGACCGATGTGCTTTCTGGGAACACGTTCGACCTCTGACACATCGCGAGAACCTGCTAGAGGCACGAGGAACGCTCGAAGAGTGTCCTCACGGGCACAACCGCGAGCTGAACGGCGTGAACACCATCGGACGCTGTCTCGCGTGTGTTCGCACTGCCAACTGTCTCCGTCGAGGTGTGACTCCATGTCCTGTATGCGGACGCGTAGTGAAGCAGGTGAACCGAGGAGGAGGCGGAGGATGTCCGGGACATTAGTAATCTGGTCCACTGGGAGCACCTCCATATCCGGATATTGGCGACCAAGGAAATGTATATTCACCGAAGTTGACACTGTTTGCTGCATACAGGTCCTCGAAAGGAGATCTAACATGCAGAGCACGAGTACGCAGCCATGAGATTCGAGACAGTGCCTTACGTGCTAGCGGTCCGATCATAAGAGCATTAGGATTCTGCAGCTTGATAGGCGCACGCATGGTCTGAATCGAATCTACGTCCAGTCGCGTATACAGGTCAGGCTGTTGCTGAATCCAGAGCGTCTGATACACAACCGCGAGCTTCAGATAGTATACATCCGTAGCCCCTACGTTCTGATACCAGGCATATGTAATCGTAGTGCCCGAACTAGGTTCTGTCCAATCGAACGTATACGGACGACCAGTAAACAGATCGACAATAGAACCTGCAAACTGTACTTGATCATCCGTGACCGTCTGCCCTGTAATGTTCAGAACATCAGCTGCTGTAGCCCAGGTATTAGTTGAATTAGGAGTCGTCATAGGTTTCATCCGCCCCTTCTAGGCCAGTCTTATGAATAGTCCCTGTCTGCTGTCGAGCCTGCTTCAATTGCTTACGACGACCCTGCCTAGTCTTTCTAGCCTGTAGATAGCCTGAAACATGAGCATCTCCAGGTCCTAGCCTTGGACGCTGTACTGTACCTTGTAGTGTCAGCACAGGCTCTAGAATTCGGATCGACTCTTGAGACGGAAACTTAAAGTTCAAAGCATGATCACGGAATCTGCCTTCGAGCTCCATTCCGAAGCCTAGCCAAATCAGCAGCTCACCGTCATGCACTAGTGTCGTGTTAATTTGACTGCTCAATGTCGGCAGCACGATTGCAAGCGGCCCTGCAATCGTCTGCTGTGTATGACCTGCAAGCGAAGTAGAAAGTACAGACAACGTAATATTAAACGGACCGCGTTCAGCTTCATAGCGAGCCGCTAGCGTAAACCTTGGACCAGGCAGAACAATGTTGAACGGGCCACTCTCGGTAGACTGGACCGCTCCCAACAGGTTCGTTACTAGAAGAGGGAACGTAACGTTAAACGTACCCTCTTCTTGAGGTCGAACTCCTGGAGGTAGCCATAGAACAAACGGACCGCTAACAGTGGTCGAAAGACTACTACCTGATAGACTCGCCGTCAAGGTCGGCAATACTATATTGAACGGACCTGATTCAGTATGCTGAGTCGATCCCGAAAGATTAGCTGTCAGAACCGGGAGTGTTACATTAAAGGCTCCAGGTTCGGTATGCTGAGGCTTTCCAGCCAAACTCGTCGTCAGAGTCGGCAACGTAATATTGAATGGCCCGTACTCTTGAATAATCTTGCCAGTTAGACTTAGCGTCAGAGTAGGCAACGCAATATTGAACGGACCTGACTCTGTATGCTGAGCCTTTCCTGTCAAGCTCGACGTTAGCATCGGAAGTATGATGTTAAATGAACCGGACTCAGTATGCTGAGCTGTTCCTGACAAACTCGCTGTCAGAGTCGGCAAGGTAATATTAAACGAACCATGCTCAATAACTTTAGCTGCGAGGCTCGAAGTTAGCGTCGGCAAGGTAATATTGAACGAGCCAGATTCTCCACCAGCAGCAGCACCTGCTAGCGAAGCTGTAGGTACTGGCAGTACGATATTGAATGAACCAGACTCAGTATGCTGAGCTGTACCTGACAGGATCGACGTCAGAGTCTGCAACGTGATATTGAAAGGCCCGTGTTCATGAACGAGCTTCGCAGCCAAGGAGGAAGTAAGTACTGGTAGCGTAATATTAAACGCGCCAGACTCAGTGTGTTGAGCTGAACCGCTAAGTGTCGATGTAGGAACCGGAAGCACAATATTGAACGGTCCATGCTCATGAATAAGCTTGGCACTCAACGAAGCTGTTAGTGTCAGGAGCGTAACGTTAAACGTTCCAGACTCAGTGTGCTGTGCTGAACCGCTCAACGACGCTGCCAACGTAGGCAACGTAATATTGAACGAACCGGACTCCGTATGCTGTGCTGAGCCGCTCAACGACGTAGTCGGAGCAGGCAACGTGATATTGAACGGTCCGCTTTCACCGCCGCTCGGTACGTCAGCAATCCACACGCCTGCGTAGCAAGTATTGCCGCTCGCCGCTGACTTAGCCTGCGTCCACGTAAGCCCGCCGCCCGTAACAGACATCGTGGTAGCTGTTCCGGCCGCAGCGCCGTCTGAGCCGATCAGTGCTACCAGTAGTGACCCGGGAGGCGGAGCGAAACTAGCTGTCGTAACGGTCGTGCCGCCTGTATTGGACGCTGCGGCAGGAGCAGAGGCGTCTTCCGCGAGAGTTCCCGTAGTCAGTATCTCAAGAGCAGCGATGTCCTGAAACGAGGCCGCCGACGATGACCCGTACGTAGCCGCCCCTGGCGTGCCGGTAACCGACGCTGCCTTCCAGCTCGTGTACCACTCAGTATTCGGCGAGTCAACGAAATTAGTAATGAACGTCGTGGACGCCAGGGCAGTGGTAGATGCACCTGAGCTGGACGCACCGTAAACCCGCGAGCCGGTCTGCGTCGTAGTGACGGAAACCTCGTTAGGCGTCGCGTTCGCCGCCGAGCCGCCGCCGCCGGTCTGAGACGCAACCGGCTTTGCTCCAGTGAGCACCATGACCTGCAACATAATGCCGTTGGACGGGGCTACGGTTTGCGTAGCCGTCACGGTTATTGCATTAGCTTCCTTGAGCAGAACCTGATAAACGTTGGTCTGCGTATTGTTGGCCGAAGCCGGATTGACAGATTCCGAGCCGGGTGCAATACTGCCTGGTCCCTGACCAGTTAGGTACCCGCCGCCGGCAAAACTAGCGTGACGAGAGCTGGCTCCCGCATAAGCGCTAGAACCAGCATAAGCTGTATACGAGCCGGGGGTGGTAGGTAGAGTCTGACTGATCGCAGATGGTCCGGTAGACGTCCCAAAAGCCAAGTTAATAATGACACTGATTTCGCCGCTACCTGCAGCGCTCACCGATGGAGGCGTATACGTTCTACCTGCAGCTGTCGTGTTATTACACGCTGTAGTATCAACTGTGACTAGCTTTCCAGAAGCTGGCGTATACGCCAGCATAAATGCTGTAGGCTGCTCAGCCGTCGCACCGCAAGAGAAGACCGGCGCAGTATCGCCGCTCTGGTAGACTCTCCAACCAATAGCTGTCGTTAGACCAGCACTGTTAGAACTAAAGTTAAATCCGTCTAGAGTACCACCCGAGTGCGTAATCGTAAGCCCTGAAGCATAAAATGCAGCAGTAAAGATTACTAGGTCTCCCACAGACGGCGCAGTAGACCAAGTGAACGTCGGGGTGCCTGCGCTAGTGATGTACGAAAACGTAACCGCTGTCTCAGTCGTAAATGACGGCGAGCAAGTACCATAGCCATGTAGCGTAGCCATAGTTTAGCTCACCTCCTCGCCGCCACTAACACTCACTAGCACCTCCTAGCAGTCATCGCTAGGTAATAGGCCAAGCCACTGACGGCGTACCGGTGATCGCCACGTTGTCGCCCGAAGTAATCGTCGTCGACGTCAGGTTGAAGTCCTGACCAGACGTCCCAACGACACCTTGGATCAATGCAGTGCCGCTCGAGTTCAGGATTCTGAAGAAGGTTGCTGTTCCCGAGGCTGCAGCAGTTACTGTCGTTGTCGGGATGTCCAGGTTCTGGACACCACCAGAGGACGCTGACCAGCTAGCTGCAGCTGCAAACGTAAAGGTCGCGAGTACTGTGTTACCAGACAGTGCTGTGTCTACAGTTGCAGGCTTCGTGCCGGAGTAGACTACTAGCGTGCCTCCACCGAGCTGGTCAGCTACCGATGCAGTATGCGCCGATGCGTCGTAGGTCAGCAATGCATTAACGAACGTGGCACCGAGCTGAATAGTCACTTGTCTGCTGCCTTCTTGACGCGGCCCGTAACCGTGATGAACGTAAGTCCACCCTCGCCTCTGACCTCAGTGTCTGCAGTCTTAGCAGGCACGAGACCTGCCTCCCGAGCATCGGCCTGCCACTGCTCGACGGCTCCAGCCAGCGTCTCCTCATCAGGCGTCGGCGGCCAGATCTGGTGTCGATACACCTTCGAGTACTCACTCGTCGATGTAGGCTTAGCCTTAGTCTTCGGGTAGTCCTCGTTCTTCTCTACGAGGCCCGCTTGCGCCTCGTCTTCCTCTTCAGCCATGTTAGGCTCCCTCCTCGAAGGGGCGGAGCAGCTTTCGCCACTCCGCCCGAACTCGACAGTGTATCAGCCGGTTGCCTCGAGGAGCGCGAAGGCGTTCTCATGACCCATCGAGAACGCGCGCCTCATGCGACCGCGGAGGATGGTCGTGTCCGTGCCTGAGTACATGGGCGGCACGATCTGGAACTCAGGTGTCGCGGCGGGGTTGTTCGGATTCGTGGTCCGCTTGCCAGCCAGCAGATATAGCCTGTTACAGAAGACCAGGAGCCTGTTGCCTGCCGTGCCCGCAGCGGCCGACCCCGACGTAGCGTAGTTCGGCGTGGCGAACTTGCTCGACGGAGCGGTCGTTACGTTCGCGCCGAGGCTCCAGAACACGGGAATCCGGAAGATCAGGTCCGGAGACGCTCCCTGGCCGCCGCCCGGGAACCCGTTCGAGGACTCCTGGAAGATCGGTCGACCGGCGGTGTCCTTGATCTGCCTCAGCCCATTCCTGAAGAACGGGTGAGCGATGCAGATCATGTCCTCCTCGTTGAAGTAGTCACCCTGCTCGACGTAGCTCAGACATGTCGAGAGCTGCGAGTAGGTCGGCAGACCTCCCGTGCCTGCACCAGTGATGATCGCGTTCGCGTTCGCGGAGTAGCCCGTGTTCGAGTCGGCGTGCGTCAGACCGTAGTAGACCGACGTGGTCTGCGCGTTCGATGCGCCTGCAGCCGCGTTAACCCCAATCGAGGCGTTGTCGTAGACTTTCGCAAGCGCCGTACCGATCGCGTTGGACTTGGAGTTGATGATGTCCGCCAGAGAGTCCATGATGTCCTCTTCGGCGATGTCCACCTCCGTGCCCCACTTGCCCGCGGTTAGCAGAACAGCGTCCTCGACGTCGTCGTTAGTACCCATTCCTTGGGTGCCACCGCCGACTGCGTAGGTAGAGCCCTTAGCGACCAGACCAGCCTCGACGCCTTGGTCTCGCGACACGTACCGCGAGTTCGAGGTCATCATGACCTGCTGTCCGAAGGTCTCCACAGCGCTGTGCTGAGTGACCCGCTGAATGACCTGAGCCCCGTATTCGACCGGGATCCAGTTACTGAAAGTTGACGCAGCCAACTTTAACACCAACCTTTCAAGTCGTCACCCAACGGTGGCCGACTTATCTGCCTGCCATTCCTTGTCCCAGAGGAGCTGCCCCTGTGACCTGATCTGCAAGGAGTTGCGCGAAGCCTTTCGGCCTCGGGTCCTCGCCGCTCCTATCCTTCGTACGCCCCGACTTCGAACCCGAACCTCCGTTAGCGTTTGGTGCCTTCACGCCATTCCCTGTCGAGGCTGCAAACAGATTCGGGAACTCATCCTTCAGCTCTTCGATCTGCTCTTCCAGACCGACCAGCTCTCCATCATCGCCCAGCTCAACCTTGCTCAGGTCAAGCAGACCTACTAGCTTGGCAGTACCTGTCTGAACACCAGCCACCCTCAGTTCAGACGCAGCCAGCGCCTTAATAAGTGGACCCTTGACACGCTCTTCCGCCTCGGCGGATGCCTGCTCCTTAGCCTCCAGAAGCTGCCGCTCCTCAGCGGTCGCATGCTTCTTCTGAAGTTCCTTGAACTCACGTTCAAGATTACGAGCACGAGCACGCTCTGCCGTCAGCGCCTTCTTCAGCCCTGCCGCAGGATCGTCACCATCAGCCTTCGCAGGTGCTGGACGCGTTGAAGGCTTAGTGGTAGGCTTCTTGCCTTGGCTACCATCCTTCTTGTCGTCCTGACCTCCGTCGTCGGTAACGTCATCCGCATCATCAGTACTATCGTCGGTAACGTCGTCACCAGAATCAGTCTCGTCGTCGCTATTACCGTCGTCGCCCTGATCGTCATCCTCAGGTGCTCCGCCCGCGATCAGAAAGAACGGCTGACCGTTCTTCTTAAACCCGAGCAGTGCCCCCGCCTCTGACGGAAGCAGGTACTTGGTGTCTTTAGGCATCTCGCCCTCCTCTGGAAGCATCACCATCGCGGTCATACCTCCTCACTTGTTCCAGGCTCACCAGCGTCGTCTTCTGGACTAAAAGTTTCAGCTATAATTCTACTAGCTTGACTTCCGATCTTGATTGTCACTCCCCATGTATCGAGTTGCTCGGGCGTGTAGCCCTGCTCTTCGAGGAGCTGCCGATCTGGGACGCCGATTTGCCCCTTGATAAGCTGTCCCTGTAGAGTTGCTAGGTCGTTAACTGTTGCTGCTGGAACCCAGTGAACCTGTACCTTCGCAGGATTCGCTTGACCCTTCAGCTTCAGAACGAACCTAAACAAGTCCCGCCAAGTCGCACCAAACGACAGCTGGCGGTTACGCACCTTCCTCGCGAAGGGCGCTTCGATAACCCTAAGGGACTCACCCGACACATTTGACACGATTGGATCGAGAAAATGCATCGGAGTCTGTGTAATCACGGCCATTGCGTGAATATACTGCATGAATGGATCTAGAAACGCTGATGGGTCGCCGACAGGAAACTGTCCATAGGACGAGATTCCCTTCATGAACCAGACCGAAGCTGGATCTGCAGTCAACTGAGACTTGGGATCCATGCCTTGATCAAGAGTCGCACCTGTATCGATCGAGAACGCGTACTCACCCTCGTCGCCCATGGCAGCTTCAGAAGTGTCATATCCTGAATCCAGAATCGCCCAACGCTGCGGGAAGGCGTTGTAGTCAACCGATGCCATATGACTCACGATGAGCTTATGAATCGCATCCTGGGGTCCATATGCATTCACATGCTCAGGTACGCCATATGGAAACTCACTACGAAAGTGAAAGACAGGAACTTCACCGAACGGATTAGCTAGTGGCCATTCACCGTTGTCACTATCGTCGAGTCGCTTCTCCCACTTAGGCTTCTCGCCTGACTGCGGCTGAGGAGCGAGCATGTACTTCTCGATCCGATCCGGGTAGTACAAGTTCGCAAACGTGTAACCAGAGTGACTATCCTGCCAGCGCTTAATCGCGTACTGCTTCTGGTTCTCGTTTTCGTCATCGTAGAAAACACGCATGACACGTGGTGACTGATAAAAGATATCGATCTTAGCATTACCCTGCTCGTCGACTTCCCCTGTTGCACTAGGCCAAACAAAGAGGTACGCATCACCGAGCTTGCAAGCCTTCTTCATCACGTCAGGCGCGTTCAAGTCCAAGTTATTGTCTAGCCAGGCCTCACGAAGGATACCAAGCGACGTCTCATCTTCCGTGAAGATAGAAGCAACCTCAAGACGTTCAGCTACAGCATCAACAGGGAGCTTGGCAAAGTTAAAGTTGAATACGACACCAGTCGCACCCATTGCGATCCTCAAACGGAGCGATGCAAAGAACTCAGGCATCGTACCGTTGTAGTACTGAATCGCCTTAACATAGCCCATCTGAGACTCATCCAGGCTTAGAATACCATTCTGCAGATCAGCTCCTGGCATGTCCTCAGGCTCTGGAGCTGGACGCGGAATAGCCATACCGAGAAAAGTATTTCCCGGTATCATCGCGCTTTGATATAGGTCGTTAGCCATTTTCGCTTACTCCCAAAGGCGTACGCCTACCGTAGCTATATGTTCCGCCGCTTACCTTCTTCGGAACCGTCAAAAAGTGTCGTGCACCGATCTCAACAGCATCGAGGATGTCCTTGTCCTCGCCTCCATCATATGCACACTGCGTCTGCTCTAGACGAGGCAATGGACTGGCGTGTATGATTCTGCCGCGCTGATACAGGTTTAGCATTCTCGTCTGTCGGATTGCCTTCGACAAGCTGCTCCAGGTCAGCTTTAGCTTAACCGGAATATGATGGAACACCATACTCCACGTGTCGCCACCCTGGTTCGACTCAACGACCATCTCGCCGATTTCAGGCCACTGCTCGAGATACCACAGAACAGATTCACGTAGCTGCTTTGGTGGCAAGTGCAGGATCGTAGCGAACTTCACCACAACCTTAGGCTGAAGCATCGTACCCTGAAGCTGCTCAGGTATATCGTCTTCTAGAGGCAGCTGTGCCTTCGGATGCCATAGACCAACAATCGCCAAACCAGTATCGTGCGAGTTCTCGTGCGAAGTTACCGCAGGGTCAATCGCGAGTACAGTACGCACCGTAGGAAGGTTCGCGTAGATGTAGTCCTCGGACGACCAGTACGTCCCATTCAACGAGACTGGCTGGTTAAGGAACTCCTTCTTGAATTCCTTAGTGTGTTCATGCTTCTTCAGATAT